GCGCCGTCTATCTCTCGTTCTAAAGAAATCTCCAAATACCCTGAGTTTGCAACAGCCACATTACTCGATGCCATGGTATCAAACTTTAACATTAACGTTTGGTTGTTATCAGCTTGACCGTATCCTGCATCTATAAGTTCAGGGGTAGTGTTGTTTCCTGGTAAAAATGCAAACTTATTTTTGAATGAGTCATTGAGGTTGAACCTTTGGCTTATAGAGGCGGCGCCACTGCTGTTCGCTTCTGTTGAAGACGCGTGCAATATTACCCCATCTACAGCATCAGAGAAAGGGGTTCCTAGGACTTCGGCGGGAGTAATAGGTTTAACATACCCTAACCCACTTGAATCATCTGGCAAGCTAGGGTCGGCTCCATGTGTGGCTAGAGGGTTTACCTGCGACCACCCTACAAACTGACGCAGTCCTTCTTGCTCGCAACCGGGGGCATTCTTTGCTTGGTCTGTCGTGAAAGGGTACGTTGCTGCAAAACTATTATTTATAAGAATACTCTGCAGTTCTACAAAATTAGGATTCTTTAAAATCTGTCTATTATTTTCACACAGCTCCAAACGCACAACATCAATATAGGGGTTGTGATAGGACTCATCCCAAGGGGCAAAAGTTTCGTCAATAAAACCGTGGGAAGGGAATAAGTATTCTACAAAGTATTCAGTGTTGTGGCTCATGAACGAATCTATTTGCTGTCCATGCAACTTAAATTTATATTCGTCTACAGAAAAATAATTTTTTGGAGAAACTTTATGGTATGTATGCTTATTAGCGTCTGACGTGGGCATGAACCTCCCAGTATCAAAATTGTAATACTCTAAAGTAACCCCGTTCTTTCCTCGACCAATTCTAACATCAAAAGTAGCATTGTGAGCTTTGGCATTAGAATATAAAGTATAAACCCTCCCTAAAGTAAGTTGGCACGGTTGGCGAAGGGTTACCATTTGCTGTCCTTTAACTAACTCGAATCTTGTGACAGGTCTCTCTTCCTCGGAGAAAATTTCCATTCGTGGGGAGATGGGATTTGGGGTCGGGTCATCTGCATACCTTACCTCCCACCAAGAACCAGGATTAAATAAGGCATCCCCACGAGAAGGCGCCCAGGATTTCTGGCTTAGAGTGGGTCCTTTCAGCAAATTGGCATCTACCGCATTATCGTATCTCCATTGGTTAAACCCAACACTGGAGTAAACATCAAATAACGGATAAAGGTCGTCAGCTTTGGGAGGGAAAAGTTGATAGTTTTGTGAGGACGTTGCTTGAGAACTGAAGATAAAGCGGGAGTCCCTCTTGTCATAATAATCTTTTGCGCTACCGAGAGTCATCGCTTGGATTTGGTAACTCGACACGGAGCTAACGCCGTTCCAATGACGAACACCAGTTCCAGTCGAATTGGCGCTAGGGTTAGGCATAAACGTCATCACATCGGCAATGGTCTTCCTCAGACCATCTACAACCATATTACCGTCTTGGAACAAAGTTGTATCTTTGCCCTTATGTGTTTTAATAATTTCTACATTTCCCTTAATCATTTTCTACAAAACCGTATTCTCCGCCGACTGAGGAATGGCTACCCCCGAAGTACTCAAGGTACTCACTCCGAGAACCCCCTGATAATAGGTAGGTCCCAGAGGAATCTACAACATCTCGTGATGATTTATTTGAATTTAATGTATCAAAGAAATCGAATACGTCAATGAAATTTTTTCTTGAATAATCTGCTGCATAAATATTATAGTTTTTATTACGCAAATCTATACCCAATAAAGTTACCCCTGCAAACTCATGAGTCCTTCGAGGTTTGGCAATTTCAATATAATACACTGACGTCTCATCATGTACAGGACCAGCCGAAGCAAAATACCCATCATACGGTCCGTTCTCCCCTAGAGAAAAGTATCTCAAATCCGTACGATTATTGAACGTATTAAACTCTAATTCAAATTTCTGGAGTGGGTCTTCAGAAATAGGCAAATCTAACTTTGTCCATGTGCCAGGGGGTTCTGCGCCCCTACCAACGGGCGTCCAAAACTTTTTGTCGAAATCAAACGCGAACGCTTTACATAATTTGTCCTCTAGCCCGTTACCTACGAAAGGCTTTTGTTCCACCACCACTCTTGCTTGAAGGTATTCATTACGACCGTGCACAGGACCGTGTGCCATATCTGCACGCCTTGCTGTGACACCCAACTTATACTCTTGATTGGGGAACAGTTTATTTCCTACCATCCCATGAATTTTCGTATCCACTGAGGAAGCTTCAATTTCGAAAGTCTGGATGTCCCCTATTTCTGTAGTGAACACCGTTTGGGTCGCATGGTCATTAACAGGGGTTACCCAAAGTTCATACTTATCTGATTCATCAAAAACAGATGACACTATAAAATCGGACCTCCATATATTAAACCCTGTTGCTGGAGGCGATTTCCGGCTGGGGCGACGTTGAAACTCGTATTGAGCGTAATCCCCAGTTCCGCTTGTCATGATACTCACGTAATTAGCGGAAAGCGTTGTGTCCCGTGCGGTCCAATTTTGGGATGAGACATCCCATAATTTTTCTTTGGTTACATTAAATAATGCATAAGTTAATTTTGGGTCTCTAGCGGCTGCGCCGGAGGCTTGCAGCTCTATTCGATATCTGCGTCCCGGAGTAAGGTGCCGTAAGTTGGAAGGTGTAGCTGGGTTAGAATGATTAGCAACGGTTACAATGGACGGGTTTTCTTGAACACCTAAAGGATACATCCTCGTGCCAGAGGTACGCGCACCTCTTCCTTTGCAAGAAATAGCAACAGTATTGAACCCACTCGCATCTTTTTTGTTGTAAAACTCAGACTTTCTGGCTGCGGCGACTGTAACTCCTTTTCTATTGAACCGGCTCAGGTCAGGAGTCCTATTCTTATCGACCATGCGCCAAGCAGCAATAGCGGAAGTCCCCTTGTCTCTTCTAGCGTGGTCAATCGGAGCAAACTTAAACTTCCCATTATAGGAATAATTTTTATTACCATCTAAAGCAAACCTAACCCTCATCCCACCCCGAGGAGCAGAACCTCCACGAGTTCTTTGGATTAAGGTGATTCCCGAGGGAGAGTGTTTGTCCACATTAAAAGACTTGTTATCTTTTGTGTTCCATACGCCCAGACAGTTTTTGTTGGCTTGAGCGACCAATTCAATCCCCGACATTAAACTTGTATTGGAAAACCATGTCCCACCGGGGCTCTCAAAAATATCTAAAGGATTGGTGAACGTATTGTAGGCATTTGATTGCAGAATTCCAGTTGATAGCTTTCTGGTTGTCCCGTCCGTGGCTACGATTGTTTCGTTTATTCCCGCGCCGGCGGTGGTGGTTGCGACCGCACTCCAATCTTGGTACGTGGCAGAGACAGCGTCAGGAACTGTGTTTATAAACGCATTAGCGTCTAAATTATCAATAATCCTTCCTTTGTGGGAGAAAGAACTATTAAACACGCCAGGTCCAAATACATGGGCTAGGATATTGAATCCTCCCGCATACTGATTTTCTTTAGTGTAGGCTTCCGCGAAAACCCAGTTCTGTGCTTGCCTCCCAAATACTTGATTGTACTCATGGTATAGGGCGATAAGGTGTCTTCCGAATTTGAAGTTTCTGAACCCGGAATTAGTAAATCTTAACCACCTTGAATCCTCTTTACCTCTTTGAATAAATATTTGTGTCATTGTTCGCAGAATCTGCGAGCCGAACACATCTCTTAGCTGGTTCCAGCTTGACGCATTAGTTTGATAATCCGGTACAGCCCTGGCAGGGAAAAATGAGGAGCCTGCAAACTCGAAAAAGGTAGTTCCGGAAGTGTTGGCATAGTCATACACCGAGGATAAACTTCCACTTGTATCCACGAACTGTTGAGATGAGAAATCGAATCCTTTAGGGACGAAGCCAGGCACAAACAACTGCCTACTCTCAGTTTCTCTGTTGGAACTAGCAGCGAAATAATCCGTACTCATAGGCTGGTTAAGACCTTCTCGGTTTTGAGCCCAGCCGGTAAATTTATATTTTAAGCTTCTTCGTCTGCCTGCGGTTCTAGGAGCACGCCCGGCTTTTTTAAATCCTTTGGGTAGACCAGATACTACACCACTACCCCCTCCTTCCATGAAGTAGTTTGTAGTGTACAATGTTGAGGATGGAATGAACCTACCTTGTCTAGGGTTGTAAATACTCGGACTTATTCCGCTGTACACTCCATCATTGCCCGGGAACGCAGATGCGGTATATGTGCTATTAACTTGGTCACTATCTGACTGGATAGTGTTAATAATTTCCATATCCCATGTTCCCGACCAGGGTTTCTCGGCGTTGGCGCTTCCCTGTGGACCATTACGTGTTCCAAAATAATCATCAACTATTGCGGAGCCTACAAAAATTCTATTTATTACATGGAACGGAGCAAACTGTCTAAAAATATCAATAATTGTCGGGATGCCCCTGCGCCCTAACTTTGTTTCTGAGACATCGATAAACTCATCCCTCGTAAAATCTATTGAGGATAAATTAAACTTAGAGTGTACCATTGAAGCTTTCGAATTCCAATAATCGAATAGCGACATGGCGGCTAAATCTCCAGACTTAATAACATCTTTATAATTAAAAGGAAGATTTAGCGAAGAAGACATAAACTTAAACGAATTATTATGACCCCATCCAGGTTCTAAGAATCCGTTAGAGTTGTTTATGGCAGTAGAACTAGAGATATACCTAGCAACGGTACTTACCTTAGACTCCTCAATCCCCACCCCTACATTATCAATCTCGTTGTAAAGTATGGAAGACAGGTTCCGTAACAACGGTTCCGTAATATAAGCGTTTTGATAAAATCTTTCATCTTCCCAAGGAGGAACCGTTACCAGTTTACCTCTATGCTGATAGCCTGGTGTGGGAGCCGCTGCACTGACTTGATTTTGCATGAACTCCGATTGCTTATAGTTAACGAAGCCAGACTCTATAAACTTATGTTTATAGTCCAAATATTGCAAAATATAATCTACTAAAAATCTTACGTTATTATCCCCATTTTGCGGGTCATAATTCTCAACCTTAATTGGGATACTGGACGCATTAAAACTGTTCTGCCAACTGGTTAAGAGATTCTGGTACTTTAGATTATCTGTTCCTAAGGTAGTCTCCGTCTTTAAAGTGTAATAAATTATATTAGGTAAATAGGATTCCCAAAGCTCTTGAAGACCGGACACTGCGTGTGTTGGATTGTAAATACTCGAAGGAATTACCATATTGGTAGCATTTACAAGTGCTTGGCGTGTTCCTTTGGCTTTATAAATATAAATAGCCTGTTTTAACTGTCTTCTCCATTGTTCAGGGTCCTCCGTAAAAAACGTCCATCCTAAGTAACGCCCCAGATACTGCAAGAACTCCTCAGGGCATTCCTCCGCGTCTAACAAAAATTGTATATCCCTAATCGAGTCTTGGACATCATAGAAACCATATGCTAGAGCCTTGAGCATTTTGCCCATAGGACCTTTATTTTCCATGCGCCGAACATTTAACCCTAGCAAAGACGCATCTACAATATCTTTAAAATATAAGGTATTAGGGTCATCATTATTAACCCATACGTTAACCAACGTATCAAGTGCGCTCCCTAAGAGACTTCCGGAGGCGTAGTAATTGTCTGCGTATGTTGAAGAAGGATTGGAAAAAGGAGACGGGAGATACAGATTAGCCACGTCGCTCCAAGCGCCGCCAGAATTTAGGTCACTTCCCTTACAATTAGTGTACAACCATTTAAAGAAATTGGACACCCCGTCTGCTTCGGTTAGTGTTGTACCATAAAATAATTTATCTGTAAGAGAGCTTACGACTAAGGAACTAGGAGGTACGGAGGAACTGTCAATAACCTGCCCGCTTGTGTTCAATAAATAAACCCATCCAAGCTTGTCCAACAAATCATTGGAAACCGCTGACACAGAAGTTTTGCTGCTGTCCACAACGGACGAGTAACTTTCGGCAAAACTGTGTGTAACTGAATTAAGGTGAGTCGTTGCAAGACCTGAGGTCAATAGAAAGGAGCTAAAATCCCCAACGTTTTGGAAATCTGCGAAAGACTTTCCTAAAGGGAGGAGTACATGTTTCTCAAATTTTTGCGGGGTACATCGAGATTTCTGGTTGTAAGGTACAAAGTAAGGTACATAGCGGATGCTGGAAAGATGTTGAGCTCCGAACCAGGAACTACTAGTGTCGGGAATCATTAGCAACGAAGAAATATTCTTAGCTGCGTATAGTATTTTCCCCAGGACCTTGTACTGTAAATCTTCTTCGGCACCAAATAATTGGTACTGACTCTCGTCATAAAATTCAGGAACAATCCGCTTAATTACTTCGATGTAATTAGCTTTAAAATGTTCTTGTTCGAATCCTTTGTCTGATGTCATTATACTAGCTCTACAATAAACTCAAAATTATTAAGTTGAATTATTTCATTAAAATTAACAAAAATATCTTGCGGTATATTATCAACTCTAAAAAATCTAACTTCCGGTACTGTTAGCATTTGATTTTGCAAATCAGCGACGGAAAGTTTCTTTCCAAATGCCATGTTATCTACGTTAAAATAGTCTACGAGTGCAAGAGCAGCTTTCTGTTTAATGTTGTCTGCTATTCTCTTATTACTCCTATCAATAAATACAGTACACACTAAATCTAACGTTCTAACAACTCCGTCGGAAATAACTATGTCATCGGTCAACATTTTATAATCTTGAAAGTAGTCTAGCAACTCTTTCTTAAATGCTACCGATGCTCTCTCTAATTGAGTATCAGAAGCTTTGGACAA